ACTAACTGGATGGGTCCGGTCGGGATGTGGTGGTATCGTGAGCGAAATCTTACCGTGACAAAGACTGTGGTTCAGAAAGAAGATTCTAAGTATACCAGACGTAAGAAGGGTGACATCTACCAGGTAGAGGAAGTAACTCAGCAATGGGGTGGTGGTCGTATTGATATCCGAGGTGAAGGCCTAGGTCCTTATGGCGACGAGATGGGCTTGCCAATCATGCGAGGTGATTGTTACAGACGATTCAGCGAGTGGTTAAATACATTTGAAACAGATGATGTTTGGACTCTTGCTCAGTTGGTTGAGATGTACGAAAAAGACAATCCTAAGATCATTTGGGCTGATGATGTTTTTGGGGATATGGAGAAAAACAATGGATGAATTTAGTGATGGTAAAGCAATTTTTTCAAACAACATGACAAAAGAAGACGTAAATCGAGAAAATGCTCAACAACAGAAAGAAGATATTGAGCATCAGAAAAAACAGATTGACGAGCAGGCAGAAGAAATTAAGCGTCAGCAAGAACTAATTGAAAAGAGATTACGAGGCGAATAACACATGACAAAAGAAGAAAAGATTGTAAATGCAGCATTGCAAGTACAAGCTGGATGCTCTCTTAAAGATTTTCTTGATGATGATGAAATTGAAGAAGCAATATCCATGTTGGCTGATGTTTTGATAGCCACTGGTGTAAGATTGGATCCTGAAGAATGAAAGTCTATATTGGCCCTTATAAAAATTGGTACGGTCCACATCAGCTGGCCAAGACGCTATGCTTTTGGGCTAAGAAGACCGTTGTCGATGAATACGGTATGAAGGACTATCCTGACTATGTCTTCAAGCTCGGTGAGTGGCTTGCATATGGCAAGTGGCGTGGGATTGATAACATTCCTATTGATTCTAAGAATTTATTCATGTCAGTCGATGAGGAGAAGAAGACTTTTCTTTATCATCTGTTAGAATGGATCGAATCAAAGCGTGATCGTAAGATTAAGATTCGTATTGACGAGTACGATACGTGGTCAATGGATCACACTTTGGCGTTGATTACACTTCCTATGCTTAAGCAATTGAAAGAGACTCAACACGGTTCTGCTCGGGTTGACTTGGAAGATGTACCGCCTGAGATGCAACTGGTCAGTACTGAAGACTGGGACGATCAACTGGTGTTCGACTTCTACAACAATCCTGAATCATCAAAGCAAAAAGTTCAATGCGATGTTCATGATCGTTGGAATTGGGTGCTGGATGAGATGATCTTTGCATTTGAGTTTATTGCAGATGACAACAAGCGCTATTCAGATAAGTTCGATGAAGAGGCAAATGCCCGAGTAGCAAACGGGTTGAGGTTGTTTGGTAAGTACTATCAAGGATTATGGGATTGATTATGGAATACAATAGATTTGATTTAGAATGGATGATGGAGTTTTATACGAAATGAACCAGAAAATGCGAGATATAGTTGCCGACTGTATGATTATGAACCCATCGAATATGACACTTCCGGCGGATAGGTTTGATTATGGTAAGTTCGCATCACAAATTATACAAGAATGTGCTAATATAGCATTTGAGTATTCTTTATCAGAACGTACTCGTATTGCCATATTGAACCTATTGAAAGATGAAAATGGAAACCAAAGAGATATTTAAATGGATTGGTATCGCAGTACTTGTATACCTGGTCTTTAACTTACTGATGGCGGCGATGACTTTCGGACAAGCAATGTTGTTTTTTGGATTGTTTAAAAGTCTAATCGCTACAATGTAATGTTCGAAGAATTTTTGTGGACGCTCAAAATATTAGGATGGAAAAATATACTCTTAATGTTTGTTGCATTCCTGTGCGAAATGTCTTTTATAGCGCTAATTATAATTTCGGCCGTACAGCTCGGAAACGCTGGATAAGATAGAATAAATAGCAAACGAAACTTAAAGGGGTTTTTATGACAGCAGAAGCAATACTACCAAGAGTAAAACCAGGAGACGAAGAATTACCAGGAGGTAGTAAATCGTCCCAAGGAAATACAATTATACCTAGACCAAGAACTCAAAAGGTTTGGTGCCGGCAATGTAATGAATTTCATTCGACTATGGATGTACAGGCCACCGGAACAGAAGAAGAAGGTGACAACACCATACTCAAGTTTAGATGTTGGAATAACAACAATGATGGCCAGGTTAATTTGAAAGGCCTTTTGGTTGACGAACATGAAGAAAACACATACGATGAACTACCAATCGAACTAATCCACGAAGGACCAGTAGAGGGTGCCATACTGGACGGAGATGGTACACCAGCAACACCACAGGAGTAAAATATGAATGAATATGAAATTGATTATGAAAAACTTAATGAAACTGAATTGTATGTTACAATTAATCCAGAAGATGTAGAAACTCAATGGGAAATTTCAGATGAGAATTACTGGACTGAATAAAAACCAAGTTGAAATGTTGGAGATGATGTGGTCGTTCGAAACACAGGAAGAACTGGTGGAATGGATGGACACACTTACGGAAAAAGAAGTTCGGCAAGTACAATCTCTATTGGAACTTGTTAGATTTGAATTAATCGAAGAACGAATTAATAGAGATGGTTGTTTTGATGCCATAGTTTACTTACAAAAATATAAATTGTATAATGACTTTCATTAAAAATCCTCCTTCAGAAGAAATATTAGAAGCCTATAAAAAATGGTGGTTTGAAAGAATGAATAATGCGAAATATAGGAATGATAATACAAAAATTCCTCTGCTTCCAGATTTTTTCGAAACATTTACAGCCGGCTGGGAAGCGAAAAAAAATAAATGAAACAAGAATATGATGGAATCTTTTTTACACCTAACCCCGATTCCGATGATGAAAATGAACTTAAACTTTCCTTTTTTGATTTTAAGGACGAGTTCGCCAACAAAGAATCAATAGAGGGTACACAAATCGGCGATAAGTATTATGTTGCTTTTTTTCAACGTGATGAAGAAGGTGATGTTGAATTTGATGGTTCTTTTGAGGCTATCTTTGCCGACCCTAAAGTTTATATACAAAGATTGGCTGGAACAAAAGTTTATGGCTGCATTGTTCGGAAAACAGAAAATTCGGGCGAATGGTTTCAAAATTACCTCACAAATGCTCTGGAAAAAGTTAAAATACGAAAATTGATGACATACTGTAAAGCAATTGTAGATGCCGAAGTGAAAAGGACATGATTATGGAAAATTTTAACACGCCAAGAGGCAAAGAATGGATTCATAGCGTTCTAAAAATGCATGAAACCTCAATAGTGTTCACAAAAAAAGACGGAACTGAGCGAAAAATGCTTTGTACACTCTTGGAAGACAAAATTCCGAGCGAAAAAATGCCAAAAAATTCAGGAAAAGCAAAAAATGAAGATTCTATTGCTGTTTTTGACTTGGAAAAGCAAGACTGGCGCTCATTCCGGTTTGATTCTGTGAAGGAAGTTAATTTTTCAATCGAATAAAATGAAAAAAGCAATATTCACATATCACAATAGACAAATTTCGCCTAAAATTGTGACCTTACAACAAGAAGTCATTGCTAAATTTAGTTCAAAACTAGATATTGACTTTAAAAAGGCGTTTTATTCTGAACCGGATGGTGTAGTTTATCCGGATAATGTGATTGATGTATATTTGAATGAATTATTTTATGAACATGAGTATGATTCTGTTTTAATTTTAGACATTGATTGTATTCCATTGAATAATGATGCTCTAGAAACTACGTTTGAAATGATTTCACGCAATTGGTTGGTTGGAAATGCTCAGAGGTCACACCATTTAGATAATAATCAACACATTTTTTGTGGAGCTTCTTGTGTTGGAATTTCCAAACAACTTTATGAAGAATTGGGTAAACCTTCAGCTGAACCTAGTTCTAGGTCCGATATTTGTGAGGAATATACTTGGTTAGCTGAAGAAACAGGAAAAACTGTTAAATTTTTCAAACCATTAGGATATCAAAAACTTCCATATAATGAAACAAAACCTTGGACACTAAATCATGAAATGAATTCTTATGGAATTGGCACAACTTTTTGTCACGATGATATTCCTTTCTATTATCATCTTTTCCAATCAAGATTAGGTTTATATGATGATTTGTTTATTAGAAAGTGTGAATCAATATTGAGATAAAAGCCGGTTTAGCTCATTTGGTAGAGCAACGCACTTGTAATGCGTAGGTGGTCAGTTCGAATCCGACAACCGGCACCATATTAAAGGAGAAATAAAAATGACAATTGAAGAATATTGGAAGTGGATACACGAAAACGTACAATAAAAATTTGTTATGCGACTGTGGCGGAATAGGTAGACGCAACAGACTTAAAATCTGTCGGCTTAGGCCGTGCCGGTTCGATTCCGGCCAGTCGTACCAATTCTGACCATAGTTCAGCTGGATAGAACAACAGCCTTCTAAGCTGTGGGTCGGGGGTTCGAATCCCTCTGGTCAGGCCAATTCCTCGATAGCTCAGTTGGTAGAGCAGTCCGTGTGTAGCGCAGTCTGGTAGCGCATCTGGTTTGGGACCAGAGGGTCGGAGGTTCGAATCCTTTCACACGGACCATTATGTGAATGTGGTCGAATGGTTAGGCACCGGATTGCAAATCCGGACTATGCAGGTTCGAATCCTGTCATTCACTCCAGGCGCCTATAGCTCAATGGTTAGAGCAGCGGACTCATAATCCGTTGGTTCGGGGTTCAAGTCCCTGTGGGCGCACCATATATATTATTATGAAGAAAATACTTGTTAATGGAACTTTTGATATTTTACACATTGGTCACATATCATTATTGAATTATGCTAAAGGCCTTGGTGATACTTTAACTGTTGCGATTGATGCTGATAAACGGGTAAAAGAAAAAAAAGGTGATAGCCGTCCAATAAATAATCAGTATGATAGAATGGTGATGTTAAATAATTTGAAATCTGTTGACAATGTTATTCTTTTTCATACTGATGAAGATTTGATAGATATAATTAAGAAACACGATGTTTTGGTTAAAGGCTCTGATTATAAAGGTAAAAGTATAATTGGAGAGAAATATGCTAAGGAATTGATTTACTATGACCGAATTGAACCCTACTCAACAACAAAAACGATTGAATATATTGTGTCTAGGTGATTCTTGTATTGACTCCTACCAATTTGGTAATGTCAAACGACTAAGTCCCGAAGCACCTGTTCCAATTTTTGAACCAACTGAAAAAATTGTTTCACAAGGAATGGTTACAAATGTTGTAAATAATTTTTTGAAGTTAGGAGTTACGACTTGTTGTTTATCTGGCCAAGATTATTCAGTTAAAAAAAGATTTATCGATTCTGCTACAAAAAAACATATAATGCGACTTGATGAAAATAAAATTAGTGACCCTATCAAATTTGAAACTGTAGTTAGAAATTTGCAATTGATGAAACAAGTTGATGCTATTGTAATTTCCGATTATGACAAAGGTTCTATTTCAGATAAGTTATTAACGGATTTAAGATTTCATCTTCCTAATGAATTTCATTGTCCGGTTTTTATTGATACGAAGAAAAAAGATTTGGCACGGTTTGATGATTGGTTTGTTAAAATAAACAAAAGAGAATTTGATTCTGCAACATCCACTTGTAAAAATTTAATTGTAACTTTAGGTGAAAAAGGTACTTTGGTTTGGAATGACACAAAAACTGTACCAACCAAAAAAGTTGATGTTATTGATGTATGTGGTGCCGGCGATACTTATTTGGCTGCGTTTACTTACAAATACTTATTGACTAAAGATGTTTATGAAGCTGTAAATTTTGCACATAAAGCAGCAGCTGTTACAGTACAAAAAATTGGAGTTTATGCGCCGACATTGGAGGAAATAAATGTACATAACTGGTAAAATTGATAAAGGTTGGGGACACGAAGACATTTGGGTTTCTAATGAAAAGTATTGCAGCAAGTTTTTACATTTTAAAAAAGACGCAAAATTTTCAATGCACTTTCATGCTGAAAAGGAAGAAACTTGGTATATAATGAGTGGTGAATTTTTATTGCGAGTAATTGATTTGGATGATGCTAGTCAATACGAATTTGTTTTGACTAAAGGTGAAGTGTGGCACAATAAAAAATTACAACCACATCAATTGGTTTGTGTTGAAGAAGGAACTATTTTAGAAGTTTCTACTCCAGATTCTACTGAAGACAACTATAGGATTTTACCCGGAGATTCTCAAACGTGAAGATACTCGTAACTGGTTATAAAGGCTTTATTGGTTCACATATGGCTAGTTCGTTGAGTGAGCATGATGTTGAAGTTTATGATTGGGAACAACCTTATCCTGGTGTTATGGATTATGATTGGGTTATTCACATAGGAGGAATTTCATCAACAACTGAACGTAATATTGAAAAGATATTGCGGCAAAATTATGATTTTTCTTGCCGACTGTTTGATGATTGCAAAACTTTCGGAGTCAATTTTCAATTCGCTTCATCTGCTTCTGTATATGGATTAGGATTAGATTTTAGAGAAAATTCACCACCAGACCCAAGAACGCCTTATGCTTGGTCTAAATATCTTTTTGAACGATATGCTATGAAAAATTTAGGCGGCAACATTGTTCAAATATTTCGTTATTTTAATGTGTATGGTCCTGGTGAAGAACACAAAGGAGACCAAGCCAGTCCATTTACACAATTTGAGAGACAGGTTAAGAAAACCGGTCAGGTTAAAGTTTTCCGTGGAAGTGACGAATTCCGTAGAGACTTTATTCATGTTGATAAAATAGTATCTTTACATAAAAGTTTTTTGAATATACCGGAAAGTGGCATATGGAACTTTGGTACAGGCCGAACCATGAGTTTTATGGAAATAGCCAAAAAATTTACTGATAATATAGTTGAAGTGGATGTACCGGAAAAATTAAAAGATAGTTATCAAAGATACACCTGTGCTGACCCAGCAAAGTTAAAATTGACTTTGAGGACATATAGTTCGACTAAATAGATAGTGCCTTTAAATTATTTCTCTTTGATTTTACTATTTTTTAAAAAAGGGGAAATAATCAAATGAGAAAACTTTTAGTCGCAATCGCAATGGTTACGGCTTGGTCTGGTGTTTACGCTCAGACTTACGATAGCACTACACTTGTAGATACCAATAATAATTCTACATCCACAAGTACGGTCACGAGCACGAATACAAACACCAACACTAATACGAATGTCAATACAAATGACACAACGGTGAATAGCACCTCTACGGCTACGAATACTAACAATAATACAAACACGAACACCAGCACCTCTACGTCTACAAACACCAATAATAGTACCAATACAAATACTAATACATCTACCAGTACCAACACAAATACTAACACGAACCAAAACGTGAATACTGGTGACATGACGAATCGGAACATTAACGATACGAAGATGGAACAAACCATCAAATCTCCACCACCTACAGCTGTTGCACCTTCAATGATGAGTGGCGGTGGAAATGATTTGTGTACGACTGGTGTAAGCGGTGCTGTACAAACACAAATACTAGGTATCTCTGGTGGTTCTACTGTAAGAGATTTGAATTGTGAAAGATTGAAGTTATCTAAAACTCTTTATGATATGGGAATGAAAGTGGCAGCTGTATCTGCATTGTGTCAAGACCGCCGTGTTTTTGATGCAATGTGGAATGCAGGCACACCTTGTCCGTTTGAAGGCATGATTGGTAATGCTGCTAAATTGGCTTGGGAGGCACACCCAAATAAAATTCCTGAATACGAAACGAAGAAAGAAGATGACACTTTCCAAAAGATTGGCATTGGGTTTGGCGTTGCTGCTGTGCTCGGTGTCTTATTCTAACGCACAAGTAAGCACTACTGGTAACCTAATCCAAAACAATGCTTGGACAGGTTGTTGGACACCTACGGCCGATGGCTTTTGGGGTGGGACTTCTGGTGGACCATGTCCTGGTATTAGTAATGATGGGTATGATGGTAGTAATCAAATCATCTTTAGTTATCAACAACAAACGATAAGTCAGACCACTGCTCTGGCAAATGCCTTGCCTAACTCTGGTACTGGTTTACAAGTGAATGGTTATAACTGGCATTGGCACGCAAAGAACTCAAACATCAATGATGGACAGCCTGGTGGTTATGATACTACTGCCTACATTACTGTTGACTTGTTGAATGCTTCAGGCTCTATTCTTGAGTCTGACAAGTATGATTATGGTTATAGGATATCGGATTGGATCAATCCAAGTGGCACAAGGACATACACAAACCCATACAGTTTATCTACGGCCGATTCAATTCGTTTAAGTGTAACTGGTAAAGATGATGGGTTCTGGGCCGGTTACTGGGGTCCAGAGTTCATGCACGTTACTTTAAATGTTAATTATTCAGTAGATCCATGTTATGATAATCCTTTATACTCTCCAACCTGTTCAGGTTTTGCCGCTGCTCTTGCTTCTTTGACGGAAACATCTACAGCAGGAACAACCGATGCAGTCGATGGTGTATCGCAAACTGTTACACCTACTACTGTAGAAATAGTTGAAGAAACAAGTAATGCAGCGGCACCCACTATTGATGCTGGTGGTATTGAAGTGTCCACTACAGGCGAATTATCTGTACCCGATGGCATTCCTGCCGTTGTGAAAGAAACTAAAAAAGAAGAAGAAAAAGAGAAAAAAGAAATCAATTATAGTTTGATTGCAATGGTTGTCAGACAGGCAACTGATTTAACAAATGTAATGAGTGTTGTAAATCAAAGTATCATGCAGTCATCAAGTGTTGCCTCAAATCCAATAACAACAGAACAAGAAGAAGCGATTATTGAACAGGCAACAACAAGTCAAACAACAACGACAACTGCAACAACACAACAACAAGAAAATACAAATCAAACTGTAACGACAGAAACGACAACAGAAAAACCAAAACAACAAACAACGGTTGCTGCTAAAAAACAAGATAATGAAGCAGCAAGCGGTGGTGTTAGTATGAATGACTTTGCTAAAGTACCTTCTGGTTTTGACGCATATCAAACTCAAATGAGAGATGTAGCATTTTATGCACCAAAAGAAATTTACAAAGGTCAAACTAATGTTGATAATCGTAGAGCTATGAGAGCACTTGGATCTGATAGGTTACACCAAGAAATGGTGAGGCAACAATACAAATGAGAGGACCATTATGTTAGCAGAATTAGCCGCTATCAATGCCGCATATGGTGTTATTAAAGAAGTCGTTGGTAATGGTCAAGAATTGTATGCTGCTGGCCAACATATAGCACAATTTTTTAATAGTAAACATGAGTTGCAGAAAAAATTAAATGAGAAACCACCTGACCAAAGAAATCAATTGGAAGAATTTTTTGCATTAGAGGAAATAAAAGCAAGAGAACAAGAATTAAAAGATTTGATGATTATATCTGGCCGACCAGGTATGTGGGATGATTGGTTAAAATTCCAAGCTGACCAAGCTAAAGCTCGGCGTGAAGAAATTGCAAAATTGGAAAGACAAGCTTATTTGAGGAGACAAAAAATTAAAAAATATTTTGATTATTTTTTAATAGCATTTGTTTCGACAGCTGTTGTTGCTGGTATAACATGGTTAATAATTTTTATTTCAACATATAATAATTAAAGGGAGAAAAATATGAGTAATGAACTTACACAAGCGGGTTGGCATCCGGCAGACACAAACGGAGATGGCCAAGTTGATGATTATGAAAGACAGATGTATCTAGAATTCAAACGTAAAGAACTTGAAGACGCTGATGCACAACGTGATGCCATGCGTAAAATGACTTGGTTTGCATTATTTGGAATGTTGTTATATCCAACAACAATTTTTATCACATCAGCATTTGGACTTGATAAAGCTGCTGCTATTATTGGAGATATTGCACCAACATATTTTGTTGCAATTTCTGCTTTAGTTGCTGCTTTTTTTGGTGCCAATGCTTATTCTAACAATAAAAAATCGACAGGTACACCGCCTCCTGCGGCACCATCAGCACCAAGTGTACCTAAACCTTCAGTACCTTCGGTTTCAGTACCAAAACTATAAGGATAAAAAATGTCTAAAAATTTGGATGACCAAGTAGACAAATTGGAAAACGCAGTTGACCCCAATACTGTAATTAGTATTGGGGGATTTAACTTTACTCCAGCAAAAATTATGATTGCTGGAGGTATATTATCTACTGTATTAGGCGGCCTTTATGGTGCATTTGAAGTCTATAAAGACTATATGGATATGAAAGAGGCAATACAATCATATGTTACTCCTGATTTGAGTGATATAAATAAAAATATGGCTGTGTTGAAAGAACAAATGGAAGCAACCTCAAAAGAGGTAACTGTCATTAAAGGTTCAGTTGCTGAGACTGCACAATATACACAAGAAATTAAGAATGATTTAAAAGGTGATATTCGTGGTATCGAGAAAGTAGTAGAAGGTATTGAAAGGTCAACCAAAGAACAACAGAGACAAGTTGACGCCGATTTAAAAACGGCAAGAAATGAAATGAGGGATTTACAGAAAGAAACCGATAAAGGAATCAAAGAAGTAAAAGCCGAAATGGATAAAAAAATTAAAGAAGCGCTTGATAACCCGCTTGCAAATTAATATAGGAGCAAAAAATGTCTTTTGATTTTGAATTTACGCAAGATAAACTTGCACAAATTATTCCAAATGCTGCTTATGGAGTTGATGTTTGGTTTAATGAACTAAATGAACTTTTACCCGTATTTGAAATTAATACGGCACCAAGAGTTGCCGCTTTTATTGCACAGACAGCTCACGAATCCGGAGGATATCGTGCTCTTTCAGAAAATTTAAATTATTCTGGTGATGCTCTTTGCCGAGTTTGGCCAAGACATTTCAATGAAGAAAATAAAGAACAGTATCACCGTAATCCTGAAGCAATTGCAAATCGTGCCTATCGTAATCGTATGGGTAATGGTGATGAAGAATCCGGTGAAGGCTGGGCTTATCGTGGTCGTGGACTCATTCAATTGACAGGTAAAGATAATTATAGTAGATTTGCTGCATATGCTGAAATGGCTGTTGAACAGGCACCAGAATATATTGAAACTCCCCGTGGTGCGGTCCATTCAGCTTGCTGGTTCTGGTATTCTAATGACTTAAACACTTTTGCTGATGCTGGTGATTTTACTGGCATGACTAAACGTATTAATGGTGGTACTATTGGTTTGGAAGACCGTATTAAACATTATGAAGAAGCATTACACCTTTTTGGAGCGTAATATGAAATATATTTTAGGACTATTCATTGCTCTTTCGTTGGCATTTCCAGGTTATGCTGCAACGAAAACTCCCGTTAAAGTTGATTGTTCGGTAAAGAAAAACGCTAAAAAATTGGAATGTAAAGAAGCACCAAAAACCAATGTGAAGGTTGAAGTTAAAAAACCAAAAAAGGTTGATAGAAAAGCACCAAAAAAAGTAGAAAAAAAAGCTGAAGAAAATAATAAAAAATAATTGCCGCAAAGTTACATGAATTGTGTTATACTACGAACAAATGTTTGATGTTTTTGTACACTTTTGGGTAGAGTTTTATTATTTGCCGTATAGAATTATGGGTAAATTTGGATAGATTGCCGCAATAAATATCATTTTGTGATATACTGATGAAACTATGATTATATTTGACTTTAACCAGGTAGCAATATCAAATTTAATGGAACAAATAGGTTCTTCCAAAACTCAGGTCGAGGAGGGGCTTGTTCGTCACATGATATTAAATACCATTCGCACCTATGTGAAAAAATTTAAGCAATCACATGGACCTGAAGTTGTCATTGCTTGTGACAATAAAAATTATTGGCGCCGAGAAATATATCCACATTACAAAGCTTCACGAAAAAAAGCGAGGGAAGCTTCTGGACATGATTGGAATACTATTTTCGAATGCCTGAATAAAATTCGTGATGAACTAAAGGAATTTTCTCCCTATAAAGTTGTTGATGTTCATACCTGTGAAGCAGATGATATTATTGCTACGTTGGTGATGAAACATTCAGCAACACAAAAGGTTATGATTCTTTCCTCCGACAAAGACTTTGCTCAACTACAGAAATACCCTAATGTTGAACAATATTCTCCAATATTAAAGAAATTTATTAAAGAACCTCTGCCTTCAATGCAGTTGAAGCAGTTGATTATTCGTGGAGATAAAGGTGATGGAATTCCAAATATTCTTTCGGCCGATGATACGTTTGTTACTGGTACTAGGCAAAAACCTATTACTGAAACAAAAATTATCAAGTGGATGAATCAGGACGCTAAGGAGTTTTGTACTGAAGATATGTACCGTAATTTTATTCGGAACGAAACTTTAATTGACCTTTCAAAAATACCCGAAAATTTGACGCAAGAGATTCTAAATAAGTATGAAAATAGTGTAGTTCATTCTAAGTCTGAATTTATGAACTACATGATTAGTAACCGACTAAAAAATTTAATTGAAGTGATTGATGAGTTTTAAATGATAAAAGGTAAATTATACACCGAAATTATTTCGGAATTTGAATCGTGTGAAACAAAAAAAGATAGGATGTCTATATTGCAAAAATATGATACTCCTAGGTTTAGAAGTTTTTTAAACTATGTATTGGATGAATCTGTAGAATTCGATGTGCAAATTCCAAACTATCGACCTGCATTAGAACCTGCTGGATTAAACTATACATATCTTGATAATGAAATTCCTAAACTTTACAGATTCATAAAAGGTCATCCTCAACGACCTACTGGACTAACTCCCAAAAAACAAGAACAACTGCTGGTTGTTATTTTAGAATCTTTATATAAAGATGAAGCTGAAATGCTTTGTAAATTAATACAACGAAAATTAAAAATCCCACATTTAACAAATAAATTTATTAAAGAAACTTATAATTAATATATGAAAGTAGCTGTGATTACTCCAACTATTGGAGCAAACACATTATCTCAATGTGTTGAATCTGTACAAAATCAAACCTATGAAAATTTAACCCATTACATTTATTTGGATGGCGAACAACATTATGACAAAATTCATCCTATACTTGGCGAACATTCAGGCCGAAGAACTATCAAAACTACCTCTCTGGAAGAAAATGTTGGTAAAGGTTGGTATGGCCATCGTGTCTATGCTGCTTGTTCCTTTCTCGTTAATGCTGATGTTATATGTTACCTCGATGAAGATAATTTTTATGAGCCTAATCACGTTGAGGGGTTGGTTTCTAAAATTAAAGAAGGCGCTGAATGGGCCTATTCATTAAGGAAAATTTATGATAAACAAGGAAACTATCTCTGTGAAGACAATTGTGAATCGATTGGTAAATGGCCTGTCTATTTTAATGATGAAGTATTTCACATTGATACATCTAGTTTTGCCATACGCCGTGATATTGCTGTTCGGATTGGCCATGCTTGGTACGGCAAATGGGGAGCAGATAGACAATTTTTTGGCACACTAAAACATCACTTTAAAGATTTTGAATGTTCTGGAGAATATACACTTTGTTATAGACTTGATGGTAATGAAGGTTCTGTGAATGAAGAATTTTTCGAAAAGGGTAACAAAATTCAATCGGAAAAGTATGACAATAAATTTCCATGGAAAAAAGAATTTTATAAAAACAATGAAAGAGGACATACGATTGGACCAGGAATCAAAATTGTCCCCTGATAAAAAAACAGCTTTTGTCACCGGCGCCGCAGGATATCTAGGAAGTCATTTGTGTAAGGCCTTGAAAAATGATGGGTGGAATGTTGTAGGTTTTGGCCATAGAAGATATACAAAAAATCCATATATTGATATAATGCACTATGGAGATATTCGTGACCAAGAGTCTTTATATTATATTTTTGATAAGGTAAAAATTGACACCGTTTTCCATTTGGCGGGCAGAATTGAATCAGGCATATCTTTTGCGGAGCCAACAGAGTTTTATTCTGTTAATGCGGGTGGTACCACAATATTATTGAATGTTATGAAAAAATATGATATTGAGAATATTGTGTTTTCATCAACTGCTGCCGTATACAAAACAAAAAACACTCCTATCAAAGAAGATGATGAGAAAGATGATAATTCTCCTTACGGTTATTCAAAACTTTTTGCTGAAAAAGCTATTGAGGCTTCTGGTTTAAATTATGTAATTTTTAGATATTTCAATTTAACAGGTGCCGACCCATCTGGAGAATTTGGTGAAGCTCATGAACCAGAAACACATTTGATACCTAGACTCATATTAAATTCTGAAAATTTTGAGATTAATGGTAACGACCATGAAACAATAGACGGAACTTGTGTCAGAGATTATGTCCATGTTTCAGACGTTTCGGATATACATTCTAAAGCAGGAAATTATTTAATGTCTGGAAATAAATCTGTAATTTTAAACATAGGTACAGGCAAAGGATACTCTATATTGGAAGTGGTCTCAGAACTTGAAAAAATTATAGATAAGAATATACCAATAAAATTTTTACCTAAAAGACCGGGTGATGCTTCTAGTTTAATTGCCGATATTACTCTTGCCCAAAAGATATTGAATTACCAGCCAAAACATGATATAATCTCAATGTTAAAAACAGCACACAGATGGTATAAAAAATGATAATGATGGAAAAAAATGATGATATTATAACTGCTGAAGATAAAATATCTTTGGAGTTTTTGGAAAACCATGTACATTTCATAAACGGTGACATTAACGAAGATACTGTAGGGAAAGCTATTCGTTGGATTATCTATGAAAATCTAAAAGGTTCTGCTGCTTTGACTTTGTACATCAATTCTGATGGTGGTAATTTACCTGATGCTTTTGCTTTAATTGATGTTATGCGTATGTCTAAATGCCCGGTTCGAACAATAGGAATTGGCTCTATTTGTTCCGCTGCATTTTTGATTTTTGCAGCTGGCACTACCGGACAAAGATTGATTGGAAAAAACACTCAAATAATGTGTCACCAATTTTATACCGATAGTGAAGGTAAATATCACGATTTGAAAACTAAAATTAAAGAAGATGATAGAATGAACAAGAGAATGGTTGATTTACTTGTTTATTGTTCATCATTGACAGAAAAAGAAGTGAAAAATAAACTTTTACCCGCAAGCGATGTTTGGTTGTCAGCTGAAGACCTTTTATCATTTCATTTAGCAGATAACATTATTTTTTAGGAAGGAAGGAAAATAAATATGATTTCTGGTGGTAAAAAATACCAAAAAACTATTAAAACAAAGTACAAAAAAAATGAAGCCGACCAATCGGTATTTGAAAAAGAAAAAAATAAAAAAAGACATCACGATAAATCATATTATAGATTAATGAGAGAGGAGAAAGAAGATTATGCCCTCTGAAGAAATAAAACCAACAATTCAAGTTCCTAGTGAAAAAAAATCTGTAATTATGGAATCAATTAGAGAGAAACAAAGTAAATTATTTAAAGCAAGATTGGAACATATGAATCCGGATTTGAATATCAAATCTAAATTAACAAGTTTAAATTTAAAAAAATATGTTAAGGACGAATAATATGAATTCTTACCGAAAAGAGTTGAAACTGAAAATTAGTGAGTTGGAAGAAAAAATTCTGAATGATGTTGGTGAAAAACAAAAATTGGAATTAGAATTAGCTAGACTCAAATTGGCAGAATTTGAAGAAGATTTGGTCGAAAGTAAAAACCAACAATTATTGAATGGTTAGTAAGCACTAACCTACTGTTGTTTTTATACAACAAATACGCTTGACATTTCCATTGGTTGTGTTATACTCCAAGAACTATGGAAATTTTAAAAGAAATTACTAATTGGCAAGTCGATTATCGGCAGCCAAATCATACTTATTTAATTAATAATAAAAATCAAATAATTGCCTATGCAAAATGGCATTCAAATGATATTATGATATTTAAAACCAGAAGTGTTTTGAATAAACGATATCGCAAATTTGAAAAAGTTAATCATTCTGGATTATCTAAATTAATTAATCAATTTAAATCAGAAGATAATAAATCTGAAAACAAAAGTACTACTTTTACTAAAAGTATTAATACTCGTATATTTAAAGTTAAATCTAAAGATAAAGAATATAATGTAGAATATAATACTTTAGGTCACTATTTTGTCTGTTCTTGTGTAGGTTTTGGTTACAGACGAAAGTGCCGCCATGTTGATGCTGTTGCAAAAAAGATACAGCCCACAAAAAACGCTTGACAATTTTGCCTAAACCTGTATAATCCATTCCATGATGATTGAAAAGGAAATTGAAATGACCGAATTCGAAACCAAGTGCTACGGTATGTCAGAGCAAGATATCCGTGAGCAGTACATGAAATCCATCACTGCTAAGTGCTCCGGTCTGGAGATGGTTGTTGCTAGCATTCTGTCCGACTGCCAGGAAATGTTGGTCTGCGGTGATGATCGTGAAGATATTCGTAAGCAGTTAAATGTTGCAAAATTCATTTTGTTTGAGATGAGCGATGCAAAGGAGTCTGTATGAAAAAAATTGACAATTTTGTAATTTCTTCTGTTGTAAAAAATATTGTTGAAATGGATGATGAGCAGATTTACTGTTTAGCGGAACTATTAATTGATTATCCGCAAAAAGCTGAACGACTATCGAATTCAATTAATTTTGCATTTATGGACCGTCAGTTAACCGCTGTTGAAGTACAAGAACCTATTTGTTAAGGATTTATTATGTTTTTGGTTTGCCTTGGTTTCATGTTGGTGTTTGGTGCTGTGGGCGGCATGGAAACCGACCTTTCGGGTCAATACTTTGCCTCACAATTAGTTTTTGCTGTGTTAGGATTGGTATTGATGTATGTTGGTACCGTTCAAATCAATAACAAACAATGATTATTTACACCCGATTCAAAAAAAGCAAAAAGAAGAAGCCTACTGCTAAGCAGCGTGAGCTTCAAGCTTCTTGGGAAGAATTGATTAAAAAAACTGCTTTGAAAACCGTGGCTAAGCCACCGGTAGGTTTGACGCCATATACAGAACCAAAAATTTATCGGCGTGAAACTCAAAATTACCCAAGTTTAGATACCGGCGCTGGGTTATGCACCAAGCCAATTCATGGCAAAGTATACACTGGTACTGCTATGAAAGGTATTGGCACTTTGCATAAATCCAATGCCGTTCCAATTTTCTCCGATGAAGAAGCTCGAGACCAGGCTGCAATGCGGAGGTAATACTAAAGTATTACTTTTTAATGGTTGTATTTTTACAACATTACCAAAAAATGCTTGCCTTTTTCTGTGGATTTGATATAATCCTTCCATAGAGAGTTGAGAAGGAAACAAGATTATGAAACTGCTGTCAACCGGTAACCCAAAAGTTTTAAAAGGACTAAAACAAGGTTTTAATACTTATATCTTACATTTGGCACCAGCTAGTGTATCTGGTTATGAGACTTGTCCAAAACGGACTGCTGGTTGCACCTCCGCTTGTTTGAATACTGCTGGTCGTGGTGGTATGTTCAAAAAAGGCGAAAACACCAATGCAATTCAAAAAGCTCGTATTCGTAAGACCAAAATGTTTTTCGAAAACCGTGTTGAGTTTTTCTCACAATTGGTAAAAGATATTGAATTGGCGATTAAACAATCTGCCAAAAAAGATTTGACTCCCGTTTTTCGTTTGAATGGTACCAGTGACCTTGCTTTCGAAAAATATGAAGTGGTTCGAAATGGTAAAATGTTTCGCAATATTTTCGCTGCGTTCCCTGAAGTCCAATTTTATGATTACACTAAGGTGCTAGGTCGCAAAGTGAATCAAATTGAAAATTATCAATTGACTTTTTCTGCCGCTGATGGCAATGATGCTGATGTGACAAAAGCAATTGCTCAAGGTTATAATGTTGCTGTCGTGTTTGGTCTGAAAAAGACTGAAGCGATGCCTGAAAATTATCTTGGTATGCCAGTTTTCAATGGTGATGAAAGTGACCTACGTTTTCTGGATCCAAAAAATGTTGTAGTTGGTTTGTATGCCAAAGGTAAAGCGAAAAAAGATACCTCTGGTTTTGTGAAATATCCTACTTTTATGTTGAAAGCTGCTTAATATAATGACTGAATTTGAAGGTATTGAATATGATGATAGGCACGGCGGCCCGTTTGACCGTGGTGCTGCTGATAGTTGGTACAATCGTGGAATCAATCCGCACTTTTATGTAGGCGACACGGGTTCAAGCACTCGTATTGAAATTACAAACTATGATTCGGATGCATATGAATCCTACATTGCTGGTTATAATTGGAATGAACAGTTTGGTGGAAAGAAGGAGTGGTAGGATGTACGAAGAAGTAAATTTTGAATTGCAACTTTTGGCTGATGAAGTTAAATTACAAAATGAAGAAGAAATTTATAATGATATGATTGACCAAATGTGTGCTGAACACGATATGCAAATGTATGCTTGTTATTCATATGATTTAGACGCAGAATTTTATGGAGTGAATTAACATGAATTTAAAATATTATCGTTCACCTATTCAAGAAATGTCTTTCTATAAAAATATTCCAATGACTAAATGTAACAAACAGTCATTGGATGTGATTAGACGGATTTTGGACTTTCCAATCCGAATCCGCTATCGTGGGCCTCGACCATTTGATGGGAGAAGTTCACTAAATCGGCAATCCACTTGTCTCAAAAAGTATGCTACAAGCTTTGCCGTTTATGCTGACTATTCTCGGTAAACATAAAAAAAGTGCTTGCCAAATGGTCTTGTTTGTGTTAGAATTATGTCCTCTAAATTAATTAAGGAGTTTTATTATGGCTCGTGGTAAATCTACGAAACTGAAACCTTTCGAAAAGCTGTTGACCGTTATGGTCTCTGGCAAACCGGTGACGCTTGAAGAAATTGAAGCAACACTCGGCAACGAAATTCATATGTATCGAATTTCAACCTATATTTGGCATATTAAAACATTTGCCAATGGCGTTGTAAAGGCTATCAAAGATGGCCGAAAAGTTACTGCTTATCAGGTCACAAATGTTGACAAGATTAAGGAGTATTTCCGTATTACTGGTATTGACCCTAGCAAATTTGTTCCTGGTCAAGCCGACAAGATTGTTCGTGCTAAGAAAAAAGTTGTTTCTAGCAAAGTGAATAAACTTGTAGATTTGAAGGCGAAGCCTCAACAAAAAAATGTTGTTGAAACCGAGGACATTGAAGTCGTTGAGGTTACTGAGCAATAGACGTTCCGCTTTGTTAGCGGATACTATGACCCGTAGGATGAGAAGTGGGGTGACTCCCAAGGGTGGTTCCAGTCTTACCAAACTGGCGCTGGCAATGCGAGAACGGTCCCTGTCGGGGAGCGGGTGGAAGGAGCGTATGCTCTATAATTACCGCCGGGGGACGCAGAGCATTTTTTTATAGGGTTGTTATGAACGAAAAACAAGAAGAAGTTTTACGAATAGCACAAGAGGAATGCGCTGAAGTGATACAGGCTATTTCCAAAGTGTTTAGATTTGGATTGCACACAGAACATAATGGCAAAACAAACCAATCAAGCTTGACTGATGAAGTTGGCGATTTACTTTGTATGATTGAATTATTTTCCGAATTTGGTGTTTTGGATAAAAACAGAATTAAATTTTGTGCTTTGAAGAAACGTGAGAAACTGGAAAAGTGGTCGAGTATTTTTAAAAATGAAATTGAAGAATATCGTGCCGCCGGCGTTATCTAAAATCACATTATCTCTGTTGTTTGTTTCTGGTGTTTCTATGGCATCAGAAACTTTTGGTTCTGGTGAATACCGATTTGGTCCGGATACATCGGAGAATTTTGCTTGTGAGATGGCCGAAATAAAAGCTAAAGAAAATGCCATATCAAACTTTTTAGGCGAGACTGTAGAGTTTTCCTCACAGAGAAGTTGTATAAATGCACATTGTGATTTTAATGACCAAATTGTTTTGGATTCAAAAGGTGTTATAAAGAGTGTTTCAAGCTTACACAAAACAGTTCTGGTAAGAGAAGGTTATAAAAATTGTGTCGTTAAAGTTAAGGCTGATGTTGTAGAAATAAAATCAAATATTAAATTTCGGGTTGATGGTAAACTGGATTATTTTTATGGTGATTTAGTTGATTTTTCTTTGATGTCGAATAAACCTGGCCACGTTTATATTTTTAATTATTTTTCCGGCGAATACACACATATAATCAATGCTCAAATTTTTAGACAAAATACCGCAATACCAATCAATCAATTGACAGCATATTTACCAAAATATTTGGATTATTCAAAAGAACTTATGGTTTTTGTTTTTACCGAAAAACCAATTAGGCAAATAAAATACAAGTATGCCGCAAATGAAATGAAAAATATGATACTATCCATACCTGTAGAAAGTAGGAAAGTTGTTTATCGTTATTTAACTATACGCAGGAAAGTAAAATGAAAAAAACTCTTATTGTATTACCTCTAGTCCTTGCCATGACGGCTTGTTCTAGTTTAAAATACTCACAAGATATTGCAATTGAAGCACCAAAAATCGGAACATCTCCCGGTGATGAAGTGAAATATCCTGATTGGTATGTTGCTAGTGTTGATGACAAGGCCTTGTATTCCGTTGCTACTGAATATTCTTCTGATATGCAATTTGCTGTTGATAAAGCAATGTTATCCGGCAAACGTGAATTGGCTTCTAATTTCTCGTCACATATTAATGGTATGTTGAAAGATTATGCAGCTGAAGTTGGCGATTCTAGTGATTCTGTGATTAGAGATATTGACCGAACGACAAAGATGGTCGTTTCTCAAGTGAATCTAATTGGCGTACAAAGAACCAATTTTAAAATTGTACATGAAAAAACTGGTTATCGTGCTTTCGTAAAACTCCGTTATGCAACTGATGATTCTAACCGAGTTTTGCTGTCAGAAATTAAAAAGAACTCAAAATTGAAAGCCAAACTTCAAGGTTCAAAATCATTTAAAGAGATGGAAGAATCCATAGAAAAAATTGAAAGTACTAATTAATTATCTCAAGTATTCCGGTATATGGGTTGGGTTTGTTCTTAACCCATATCATTGGGAATTTAAGTATCAAACAAAATCAAAAGAGTTTCCGGACAACTACAACTTATTCGATAATTGCATTTATTGTGGTCCAGTTTGGATTCGTTTAGTCATTGATGATGGGAGATGGTAGTGAAAAAAAGTATAGATAAGATTTTTGATTTAGAACAATCAATCATGCAATGTTGGAATGTAATTGATGACATTAAATTGGTTACACAACAAGTTTATGACCGGCCAAAACCACTTACAGAAGATGAATTAGGAAATCTTTTGATTGGTTTAGAATCAATGTATCAATTAAAATTCGAAAAACTTTGGAGCGAGTTTGAAGATATTTGTAAAGATTATCATAAATATCGAAAAATTGCTGAGTCCGTTCAGGATGATATGAAGTGAATATTTTTTATCTTGACGCCAACCCTAAAATCTGTGCTGAAATGCATTGTGATAAACATTGTGTAAAGATGATTATCGAATATGCACAACTTATGTCAACAGCACACCGCATACTCGATGGTCAAGAATATATGGGTTTGACGGCCAATGGTCGTAAGATTCGGCGCTGGCGTATGGATGATGAAAAACTAGAAAATGGTTTGATGAAGGCATCACACATAAATCATCCGTCAAACATCTGGCTTCGTCAAAGTGGTGAAAACTATGATTGGCTTTTAAAGATGTGGTTGCATTTGATTTCTGAATACACACATCGTTATGGTAAACAACACGCTTGTGAAAAGTATATTGATTTTTTGTATTTCAAACCAAAAAATATTCCAAACGGAAAATTTACTGAGCCGACGCCAGCAATGCCAGATGACTGTAAGATTACCAATGATTCTATAGCGTCCTATCATAAATATTACATAGACAAGAAAATTTCTTTCGCAAAGTGGACTAAACGTGAAGTTCCACTTTGGTTTAAAAATGGAATTGGAATAAATATTAATAATGCCAACTTACAGTTTCTACAACAATCAAACTAATGAATCGTTTGATGCCTTCATGAAAATAAGTGAGAGAGAAGATTACTTAAAAAATAATCCTCATATCACTTCAATAGTCTCTGCACCCGCCTTGGTCTCGGGTGTATCTACAACAAACAAAGTTCCCGATGGTTTTAAGGATGTGCTTGCTAAAACAGCAGAAGCACATCCTTCTTCACCATTGGCACAGAAATATGGTAAAAAATCCTCCAAACAAATAAAGACGGAAAGTATCGTCAAAAAACATTTAGGAATTTGAGTGTATTTGTTATGATATTTTTTAACAAAAAGGAGAAGCCTATGGCCAAGCGTTCAATGCAAAAGAAAGTAGCATTACTTCAACAGAAATGGGATGGTGATTTAAAAGATAAGGAGGAAGAAGACCCAAGATGGAGTAATCAAGAAGTTGCAAAGAACCGACAAAAAGCCATATATGAACAGAACCCATGGTTAGAATATAACATGACTTGTTCAGAGTGGTATGAAAAAATAATTAAACCAACATTAATGAAGGAAGCTGCTTAGTAATATTATGAATTTTTGTCATGTTAAATTGGATGAGTTGAATTTCGAAATGGAATCAGAAACCACGGAAAGGGGTAGAGTCTATAAAGTTCCAGGAGGAGGACTCTACCCTTCTATCACAACAGTATTATCATCATACAATAAAAAAGCTCTGATGGAATGGCGCAAAAGAGTTGGTGAAGAAGAAGCTAATCGTGTAGCTAAAGCTGCATCTGGTCGTGGAACCAGATTACACAATACGGTTGAGAAATATCTCCTTAATGAGTTGACTGACGTTAAAATAAAAACTATGATGCCTGACATTAAGGAAATGTTTTTCGATATGCGTAAAATCATTGATGAGAATATTGGTGATATTTATGGTATTGAACAACCACTTTATTCCCACAAATTAAGACTCGCAGGCCGTTGTGATTGTATTGCGGAATGGAATGGACAGTTATCAATCGTGGACTGGAAGACCGCAAGTAGAGCCAAAGACAAAGAACATATAAAGAACTATTTTATGCAGGCTACGGCTTATGCAGAAATGTTTGAAGAACTGACCGGAAAGGCAATAGACACAATTGTTGTGGCGATAGCTGTGCAAAGTGAATCTCCGCAGGTGTTCATTGAGAGTAAGTATAAATACCTTCTCCCTTTAAATGAATATAACGAAAGGTACCAGAGATGAAAAGTATACTGGCAGCGCTTTTGATTATGTTGCCGGTGATTGGTTTTGCTGAACCAAAAAAGAAAGAAGAATCTAAGCCGTTAATGATGAATGTGGAAACAATGTGCAATGATTCATCATTATTAGATTTGGTTATGTTTAAATATGGTGAAATGCCTGTTATAAAAATGGAATCAATTCGTAGTTTAACTAAAGGAGATGATACTACGTCATTTGTTTCAGTTTTATTTGTTAATCAAAAAACAAGAAGTTGGACTTTGATTGAAGAACGAGGACCCTTATATTGTGTTATTGGTGTTGGAGTGAACATTCGAATTTTTTCTGATAAACAATCTGAGGAACAAACTAAATATTATTGATATATTGCTGTATGAAGCAATGAGAAAGGTGTCTTGGACGGCGGTTCGACTCCGCCCACCTCCACCATAAGCACACTGGCCTTTGGGTGTAGTCCGTAAGGATCAAGAGATAATTTCAAAGACCCCATATAACCAAGTTAGTGTGCTTTTGATGGGGGTGTACAGGTTTCGACAGGGCAATGAGTAACAGAGTGGACAGCACGGTAATGTGAAAACCGTAGGGTTGGGACTACCCGGCCGAAGAAGCAAAAAGAGTAAATGCAAACGATGAAAGATTTGCACTGGCAGCTTAATCGCTGACCGGAGTTTTTGTGGGGAGGTTTTGACTTGGCAACAGAATAAAACTTCCCTTTATAATTATGTACTCAATATTAGAAGATTGTAGTCCTTACTACATTAAATTTAGATATGATAATTTAGAAAATGATTTGGCTCTGATCAAATCATATATTCCAGACACATCTAAATTTACTCGTGGATTTACACATCACGCATTACCAGAGAGTGATGGCGAACGAATCCTTAGTGCTCTTCCTATGTCACAATCATTACGATTGAGAAAAGAAAGAGTATCATTCTTCATTACAAAACCTGGATATTATTACCGCGCACATAAAGACGGTCTTAATACTCGTATCAGCATTAATTATATGTTACGCGTTGAAGATACCGATTGTCTTACAAGTTGGTATCCAGACAATATTGCTGGGTTATATAATATGGATTATGAAGGTGGGCACTCTAGGGAACTCGTTGATTTTGATCCTAGAACTCACGAACCATTAAAAAGATTAAACTTTAAACAAGACGAATTAGTATTATTCAACACAGAGATATACCACGATTTTGATAATAGTAAATCTAATAATGAAAGAATCGTTTTAACTCTTAGATCATATGAATATGATACGTTATATTTTGATAAAGCAAGAAAAAGGCTTTTTGGGTGATTACGCATAAAATACGAGACGATTCAAATGAATACGTTATGGACTTATTAGCCGATGGGTTAATGGATACTGCTGAAGTAAATTATAATCCTCTTTATGAAAATTTATCCCAAAACTTATTTAAAAAAATAAGATCAGGGATCTTTAAAAATAGTTCCTATATCGTATTGGAAGATGACAATGGTTATGTTGGTAGTTCTGGGTGGTATGAGTATGATGAAAATACAGCAATAGTATTTGTTAGAACATATTTAAGAAAAGATATGAGACAAAAACATTTATTGTCTAAATATTTCTTGCCTGAATTCTTTAGTCTTAAATATAAAAAATTATGGATTACAGTAAACGAACACAATAAAGCACTTGTTAATGGATTTACACGTGTTGGTAAAAGTAAAGGTTCATCCGTTGGCTTTAGTTGGAATAAAGAATATGCAAAATTCAAACCCATTGGGACTAAATATATAAATGGACTTGAACAATATATTATAGAATATGAAAAATGAATTATACCCAAAATAACCACATCTATTACACAATTGGTAATAGAAAATTTGGTTATAGAAATTCCTCAATAGAAAGATATAACGTACATGTTGGAAAGATAGATCCTGACATTTATCGCACGAGTTCTTTTAGACAGGAATTAAACAAAACTGCCGATTCAGTTTATAGGGAATATGGAAAAGATTTAGTCGTATTCTTTAGTGGGGGAACTGATAGCGAAATTGTTCTTCGTAATTTTATTGATATAGGAATTAAACCCAAGGTAGCAATTATATCATTTAAGGATAAATCTAACTTCGAGGATGTTACATACGCATTAAATGTTACAAAAGAACTTGGTATTAAACCAGATGTAATCACACATGACATGCAAGAGTTTTATTACTCTGGCAACGCAGAGGAATTTGCACAGGAAATTCACTGCACACAACTTGCGTATCTTAATGTTTATTATACAGCAAAGCAAATTGCCGCGCCAACCGTAATGGGCGGTGAGTTATTATTGCGAAAACACTTCACAACACCGTCTGAGTATTATTGGTATTATGTACTTCGTGAAAACGAGGATTGTAGTGCAATGAGATTCTCAGAGAAGTATAAAATACCCATCGTTAATGAATGGTTCAGCTATACACCAGAGTTAATGATGTATTACCTGGAGCATCCGATGATTCAAAAGCTTACACAAGAACAAAATCATAAATTGGCTTCTGTAAGCACAAAGAATCAAGTATTGAAGGAATTATATCCAGAGGTGAAATACAGAAAAAAGACACACGGTTTTGAGCATTTAATAGCATTTAATTACACAGCGTATACGAATTTGCGAAATAAGATGATACCAAGATTTACTGGTGATATTGATGGTATTAAATTAACCGACATGATTGAATGGATAAAAAATGGAAATAGTAAAACTTAATTCATCACATGCGGATTTGGTTGAGCATTTATTCTTTGAGAATAATAAGTTTATGGAAGAAAAAACCCTGGATTATGAAACCAGATTTATTCACTATATGCAATTCTGTGAAACATATCTCAAAGATTTACCTAATCATCACGCGTATGGTATCATTAAAGATAATTTAGTAACTGCGTATATTTCTTTTTACGAAAGCGTGGAAGAACCAAGTTGGTATTGCACGATGATTAGAAGTGATAGCGAAATAAAAATAAAACATTTATTGGACGCAGCAATAAAACATAATGAGGAAAAGAATAGATATAAATTTTATACCCTGATGAACGCTCGACATAAAAACAATGAATACATGAGAAGATTTATCTTTAGTGATTGGGCTAAAGAACGATATGATTATTTCGATGAATACGTTGTAGAGAAACATAATAAGTCGATTTTTAATCATCATTTTGAAATTCTTTTTAACCGTAGCCTTTTACCTGTTGATACCGTTGTGCGTTGTACATTTCTAAAAAAACAATATCGGATATTATGAAAAATATACCACTAAGTTTTTTTGTACATTTACCAGCAATTGTTTTTGGTCTAATTAGTCTTTTATCTTTTTGTATGGGGTTTGTGCCAATTGAATATCTTTGGTTAAGCTTTGCGATGTGGATTTTTATTTCCGGTCTTGGAATTGCTGTTGGTTATCATAGAGTTTTTAGCCATAAAACACATACGTTACCGGTATGGAAAGAGAACATTATTCTTTTCTTTGCTATATTTGCCGCACAAGGTTCTAGTATTTTTTGGGCAGCAGTTCACCGTGGCATACATCATCGCCATACTGATACGGATAAAGATGTTCACAGTCCAAATACAAAAAGCTTTTGGGAATCATTTTTATTTTGGCATTATAGATTAAATAAAGAAAGTTTAAATCTTAAATACGCCGTAGATTTACTTAAAAAACCAAATCACGTTTGGTTTCACAAATACTATGTTCACATACTCTGGTTCGTTCCAATACTAGTAGCTTTATATAGTTTACCATTATCAATGGCGCTGTTTGGTTTACCGATGCTTTTTTGTAATTTACAGGATAACTTAGTTAATGTAATAGGTCATAAAAAGTGTTTAATCGGTTATCGTAACTTTAATACTACGGACAAAAGCTATAACAATCCTATTTTTGGATTTTTAACCTGGGGACAGGCCTGGCATAATAACCATCATCACGATCCAAAAAAATTTAACTTTGGTGTAAAATGGTGGGAATTCGACCCATGCAGGATATTTCTATATGTACTATAAACAATTTGAAATATCAGCAAAAAGTGAAATATCTGAATTTGATATAGAATATTTTAAGGGTAATTTTCTTAGATCATACGGCGATAAAATATTTCATTACGATATTGCTGATTATGATTATTTAAATTTATTTTTTCACCACTTAAAATTTAAACATAAACCTGATTTTATTTGGTATAATGAAATATACCCTACTAATTATTTGGGTGCTCATATTGATCATGGACCAGAATGTTCTCTGAATTATTATATTCAGTGTGGGGAGGCAGTGACTTCGTTCTATGAAGTTATTAATAACAACCCAATAAAAGCACAGTGTACCGCACCAATTAATACTAATAATCTATATTTTGAAGAAGATTTATTATTAGTAGATTCTTTTAAAGCACGAGATAATACCTCATTTTTACTTAACGTATCCAAAGTTCACAGTGTAAAAAATATACAAACAACTCGTAAATTTATATCATGGAGTTGGAAAGATATAACATTTAACGAAATAGCTGAAGGCATATACACCATTTAAAAATGAAAATATTAAATCAAATAGAAAATATATGCTATAACATTCCAATTCAATGTAATATTGATATTGCGCTTCTTGATTTGGATAATTTATTTTATCAACTAGGTATTACAGAAGATTACATTGAAAAAAATAGAACGATAAATTTATCTCATTTACCAGAATTAAAAAATGAAGATAGATGGAAAAAATATTCCGGTAATCATTTCACTGTCTCTAATGATAATAAGAGAGAAGGTGATTTTGTAAAATTTCTTGATGAATTAACCGGATCATATCTAAAGGAAATCATAGATAAAATTTATGATTATCATTTAAAAAAATTCGACGCTCCCTTTGCCGGCAGAGCTCAATTAATCACTCTACCACCTGGCGTGTGTTATACATTGCATAGAGATTTGCACACAAAACATCGATATCATATACCATTAAAGACACACAAGGATATAGTTTGGATGTTTAAAAATGATAATGAAGATCCAAAGTTACTGCATATGCCTGCCGATGGTAATATCTGGTATCTAGATCCAATTACCATCAAACACACTGTGATGAATATGTCACCAATTCACAGATGGCATATCCTATTGACGAGTGAAAAATGAATATAGAAAACATAAGAGAAAAATGGGGGACAAGTATTCGTGCATCATATGACGAGATAATTGATGCCGGGCCTGTGTTTTGGAAAGAACTAGGTTATAAAAGAAGTTTTATATTATTTAAAGATCTGGGTAGATTACCACCAATACAATACTATAACATAATAAGTCTTTTTGGTCGGCCTTGGTCTAAAGAGGAATATTTCTATTCACAAGAAGGTGGTTATAATATTGAGCCTGGTAAAGCGTTATCAATATTTAGCAATATTATTTCACCCAGACTAGGTGAAAATCCAATGCCCTGGCACTCGGACATACCTAATCATGGCGAAGGATCATTTCCGTGGCGATCGCTGTATTTAACTAAAAATCCAAATCCAAAAGCCGGTCTAACTACCTGGTTAAATTTAGAATTGGATATTATAGAACCTGACGAGGATGATTTTAATCTTTATTCAAATATAGAAATATTAAATCAAAGTTGGTATCGTAAGGATGAGGAAATAAATCTACAATCTTTTATAAAAACACATCCTATTACCGGTAAAAAATCTTTAAGGGCTAATTATTTTGTGCACGGCAATAACATCGATGATAAACCGTGGATAAAAGAAACGTATTTAAAGGGTGTGAAAATTGAACCCTATGAATTACTTGGGCCAATATATAAAAAACTTTCAATAAGAGAAGATCTCACCTATACACATACTTGGGATTTATATGATTTAATTATCTATGATAATTGGAATTTTGTACACCGTCGATCTCATTTACAATTAAAAAGTGGTGAAGAAAGATCATTTCTTAGAGCAAATATAGCACATGATACCAGTACGAATACTTGATAAAATACCTACTGATATTTTTACTCATTGTAAAGATGAAATAAAAAATATCAATTGGGATTCAGTACAGGATTTAAGAAAAACAAATTCTGTATTTTCAACAAGTACAGCAATTCATCTTAGAGTACATGATGCACCAGACGGCACACCTCACACAGTTAAGGATATGTCACAATATGTTGAGTGTAGAGATACTGCTTTTAGAAAAGAATTTCCCAACACAAACACTCTTATAGAATGTGTATATAATATGGTAACCGGTTGTAAACTTGGTCGTATAATGATTGTAAAACTATTACCTGGTGGGGAAATAACAGAACACATTGACCCAGGTAAATATTTTCAATCATACCATAGATTCCATGTTCCAATCATTACAAATAGTGATGTGAAATTTTTTGGACCCAATGGTACAAATGCTACACATATGCCAATTGGATTTTTATCTCAACTTAATAATAGACAATTACACTCAGCAAGTAATAAAGGCGCTGATTATAGAGTTCACATTATAGTTGATATTAACTCTGCAGATAAAAAATACAATTTTTAAGTCATAATAGGATATTCAATATCATACTTTTTGCAATGTGTTATAGTTGCTTCAATATATTCATCTGTTCTATCTATCTTATCTTCAAAAAATTGAGAGGAAATAAATTTATAATTATTTAATGGAACTTGATGTATATTATGACCATTAAATCCACCCCAATACGGAAGATGTTCGTCACAAAAATAATTCAAATAATTATCAGTAAAAAGATTCCAGTCTATTAAATCTTTCCAATATTTTAGTTCTGGATATTCTTCAATTAGATTAAAATGTGGTTCTGGAAATTCAAGCCAAACATACTTATTTTCTCTGTGTTTACTGGCAAAATAACCTTTACCCCCTAATAGATGAATTTCTCTATATAATTCAAAATCCCAAGGACACATATGAATTTGACGATAACATCGATCTTTTAAAAAATTTTGAGCAAATACTATAGCTTCATAACATTTTTTTAAATGATATGGTTCACTATAACATGTTTCATAATAATTTCTTTTTACAGTAGGATATGCTGGTCCGGTAGAATAAAATCTAAAACCAGAATCTACAACATTTCCGTCTAATCCATATGTTCGATAAAAAGATAATTCGTTTTGAACATGTGGCGGCAGTTTTTCTTTTTCAGGGAATTGAATGTCTTTATTATGTTTAGTGCTATCAAAATGAAGGTCTATTCTATCCACTGGGGCCCAATGAATTATTACAGTCGTTTCTTTATCAATGTAATTTTGATTTGTAAGTAAAGCATTAATAGGCCATTCATTTCCGGTGCCATTAATGCCTAATGATTTTACTTCACACTGCGTTATATTTTGAATTATATCTTGAAAGGAATGGTCGTCAAGTTTATTTTCGTCCCCATATATTCTTCCGTTTAAATAGCTAGGATTAAAAAAACTACCACCAATTAAAATTACTTTTTTCATATTTAAAGTTTATAAATACATATCTATTTACAAATAATGAAAGGCTATCCAAATGAAAAACAAGATTAACCATTTAGAAGATCACACAATGACTTACTGGGAACATTGGAAGCACGGCATGAAGCTTTCAGTTCGACTTTCTAAAATGGTTTTTAAAAGTACTGTCCATGCATTTTTTCCCAATACTTTTGCAGAAGATGGTCCAATTGAAGTCTATAATATCTATAATGAAATTAAAGATTTACCAAATGTAGAAAGACTTTATAAAAATCTTTCTGCGTCAAATAGATAAATTAAAATTTAATTCTTTTGCATCTGGGATATATAAATTTTTATTATCTTTCATAAATGAAGTTTCATGTCCTATTGATCTAGGGTATATGTGAACTTTAAGACTATTTGATAAAGGGTTTATATATTTTGGGTGTATTAGATTTTTAATTGAATTAATATCTGATTTGATCATTTCAGCTAATTTTGTTTGCCCATGCAAATTAAAAAACCAGGAATCGTGTGCTAATTCAGTAAAATTTCTAAAAGATTTAAAAGTTTGAAATGGGTTTCTTCCTTCTAACATAGGATATACAATGGGTATATTAGCTCTATGAAACATAGAAAATCTTATTTCGTTTTGATTCCATTTATCACCACCTCGCACATCAGCCATTAATGATTTAATTTTTAAATTTTCAGGCGAATACAACCATCGGGCCAAGACATGTGACTGTTTAATCATGATCTCAGGCATATCTGGTGTTAAATAAAAATATACAGTTTCTAAATTAGGATATTCTTCTGAGCTTGATTTTTGTATTCCAACTTGACACGAGACGTCTATTATGGAATTATAAATTTCACCTTTTTCATTTCTAATTAGAAATGGTTTATCTGCTCCAAATATTTTTGCAATTTTCTTTCCAGATTCTGCTAAATTTTTAATATGGGAATATCTTTCAAAACTATATCTAGAAACAGTTGCATGTATCCAATGGCCACCATGAAGCATCCAATCCCCATCTTTATAAGAAATCATATCCTCAAAAAAATCATGGATTGTTACTTTAACATTAGGCCACTTTGTTTTTATTTCATCCGCTAAAGGCAATAAGGCGTATTTTGTTTCACTAATTAAATTACTACTACTAAGGTCTGTATTGCTCCAATTAAAGTTTTTAAGACCACTTAGAGGTGCTCCCATAAATACTTCGTCTAAATGAATACCATTTTTTAAAAATGAATATATTATATTGGTACTATCAGCACCACCCGAAGCCATTACTATAATATAATCATATTCTTCTCTTAATTGTTTTGCTCTTTTAAGATATAAATCATTTAAACTTGTGTCTGGTTCTACAGTCCAGTCATATGAATCTAGTATTTCATTATTAAAATACCAATCAATATCTGATAATCTTTGTTGGGCGTGTAATACTGCATCTAGTTTTCCGTAAAATTTATTACCATTTACAGTATAATAGCCTAATTTATCATTAGGTAATTCAATTTTCACTTTTATTCCTTTATTTGGCTCTAGATATGTTTATTTTTGAGAATGCCCTCTTTTTTCTATATTTAAAATATCCAATAGGATCATCAATTAAAAAATCATCCTGACGATTGTAATAATCTTCTAATGATTCTTCTAAAAAAATTTCCTCAGCTGATGTTAATTTTCTATTTAATGTATCGCTATATGCTTTTTTAAATATATTAGAATTATTCTCAGGTAAATGACTAAATGGAAGTAACGCATCAGAATTTTCATTAATAAGTTTTGGATAATTAATTTTTGATTTTTTAAAATTTAAATATTTTAAATTTGGTGGTTCTTCATCTATTATCTTAAAAAGATCAATTAAATTTGCATAAACCAATAAAATTCTGACACTTATATAGAAAAATAGATCATTATACTCATCACTCATTCTATTTTTAAATATTTCTTCAGCATCAATATCATCACCTAAAATTTCTTTAAGTTGCAATCCTAAATGATATGATAATCTATGTTTGAACCATTCCCAAAGATCTAAAGAAATAGGAATATTTTTTTCATCAGCCAAAAACACCTTATTAACTTGCATTAATATGCTCATTAATTTTTCTTCTGGTGTATATGTAGTAATTGATAGAATTCTACAATTTGGGAAATGTTTTTTATATGATGGTAGGTTTGTAAAATCGTGTGTCCAAGTTATGATTCTTTTTGGTTCTGTGTATTCTTTTTTAATTTGTTCTATATAATACTTTTCTTTTTCTTCAATTGAAGAAAAATGTTCATTTTCTTCAGCAACAGTACCAAATGCTATACTATCTTTATTTTCTCTCTTACCACTATCCAATATGTGATAACTACCATATTTGTTAATTGGTAAATGAGTTAGGTCACCATTCACTATTTTTTTCATTACTGCGGTTACAAAGTTTCCACCTGAACCTTGAGCAAACGCAACAAAAACATGATCTAAATTAAACATTATGGTGTTTCTTCTTCAAACCCCGTTGTGTATGTAATATTATTTTCTTGCATATAAGCATGGCACTTATTGATTAGATTGTTAACAACTACAGGATCACTCATAAAATTATCTAGTGCTTCTTTACTTGCCCATACTGTAGTTTTTGTTAGTGTTAAACCATCTTCGCTTATTGTGGTTTCTGAATCAAGAACATTATGTTGATGATTTTGGCCAATGTGAACAAAGGTTTCTGCCGCTATGCCTTGGTTTGTCCAAAATGCAACTGATACAGAAGGTCTCGTTTGGGTTTTTGTTATGGTATGCATGTTACTATTAGCTCCTTATTGCTAAATATTACTATTTATTCTTCTAATAAAGATTTTATCAATAACATCATTATTACCACTTGCTGTTACGATATAATCAAAATCTTTTGTCACAACTTCATAATTACCTATAATATCAAGAAATGGTGTGAGGAAAGCACCAAGTGCCGACTTTGCAATTGCTTGTCCTGCACACGCATGTGGTCCCGCACCAAAAGGTGTGCTCTTTGCCAAGTTTTCACGATGCATGTTAAATGTGTTCGGATCCGGAAATACTTTCGGATCCCTCATTGCCGCATCCAAACAAACACCCACAACATCATCAGGTTTTAAATCAATGCCATTGAGTGTCATTGGCTCAGTTACCGTTCTTCTAAACTTACCCGTTGTTGCAGTAAATCTTAAATCCTCGTCAAGAGCTTTTGATTCAAGTTCTCTATTTGCTAATAGTTCGGGTAACACACCTTCATTTGCCAGGTTGATAACCAAGAATTGTAATGCACTGATTAGAGAATAACACCCAGAGATTGCTGGACCAATGAATAGTGAGAGTGATGTGTCCTTATCACGTTTCTGCATAAACTCTTGGTATATTCCATCACCCTCGTGTATTACTTTTCTACTTACGAGATCACGTATAATAGCAACTAGTTCATCATAATCAGTGTTATCGTGATTGTGCAAAACTGTCCAACTGGAATATAATTGGATTGCTACAAGTAATTCAGCAATATAATTTTTATTAAAAGGTAGATTCAAAGTCTCTGCAATCATATGAGCGGCGATTGTTCTTACGATGTCAGAGATTTCTATTTCATCAGAGTCTTTTTCTAACTCAAGCAATTCAATTGTCTTATTTCTAACAACTTCATTAATCGCGTCAATACGTGATTTACTGTAAGCGTCCTTAACAATTGAACGCATATGATCGTGTGCTTTTCCATCACTTGCGCCAGGTGTGCGACCAAAGCGTTCAGGTACTTCTTTAATTAAATTACCTTTACCTGAAATAAACTTAGCGGGATTTGTGAGTATATATCGCACATCGTCGTAGTTAACGTAGATGTACATTTTATATTTTTCAGACCAATACGCAGTATTAAGGTTTCTGATCTTTTCATAATAATCGTATCTATTTCGCAACCATTCTTTGTCAAATGGATCATAAAGTTCAGTCATTTTAATTCCATAAATTAGCTTATACATAATATATATCCACGGAGAATGCGATGGAAATTAGTAATTATTTTGAACATGTATGGCAACCAAACACCGATAAGTACAAATACTCTGGTTGGCAATTATTAAGAATAGATCCAACTAAAAAAATACTTGATGTTGGCTGTGGTTACAATCCGTTTAAAGAGTTTTTTAAAGATAATTTATTAGGTATTGATCCATATAATGACGCGGCAGATATTAGAATAAGCATTGAGGATTTTGAAACCGAAGAGTTATTTGATGTTGCATTTTGTTTGGGATCAATAAACTTTGGTAATGAGGATGTTATCTTAAAACAAATCGAAAAGGTTGTATCGCTCATTAAACCGGGTGGTATGATTTATTGGAGACAAAATCCTGGTTTGCAAGATCATAATAATGAAGAGTGTAAGTCCATAGACTTTTTTGATTGGTCATTTGAAAAAAATTTAGATTATGCCAAACGCTTTGGGTGTCACGTCCATATGTTGGTTTGGGATACTGATAATAGAATATATTCGGAATGGAAGCGTTAATACTCATAATTGGAATACTTTACGGTTTTATATTTGGCGTAATTCCTGTAGCAGGTGCAACAACTGCACTTATTACAATTTATGGTTTTATAAGCTATTTTTATTCCGACCCCTACTTATTGGTAATATTTACTACTGCGGTGGTGGTGTCATCATCTATTGGTGATAGTTTCTCCAGTATAATGATGAACATACCTGGTGCTGGTGGAAGCGCGGCAACGATGATTGATGGATTCCCTATGGCAAAGCGGGGTGAAGGCGCGCGGGCATTATCTGCAGCAATTACAACATCAACGGTAAATGGATTAGTCTGGGGTGCATTAGTATTTTTTCTCTTACCGTATTATTCCTCCATAGTATTGAGTTTTGGCATACCAGAGATGTTGTGTTTTTTATTATTAGCATTTGTATCCATAGTGTTTATTACAAATCAATATTGGATAAGGGGTCTTATCGCTCTTTGTTTTGGTTTATTTTTAGGCCTCGTTGGGCAAGATCCACTTACCGGCGCGGCACGTTATACATTGGGTTGGAATTATTTAGAAGATGGAATCCAACTCGCGCCACTTATGGCAGGTATTTTTGCTTTCCCAGAATTGTATGAATCATATAAATCATCCTGGGTTGTTAATGAAACAAAAAATAAATGGCAACAGATAATTACGGGCGTTAAGGATAGTTGGACCCATAAATGGGATGGTTTACGCGGCGGTGTGATTGGTGCAGTAATTGGTGCAGTACCGGGAATTGGTGGTAATATCGCCGATTGGTTGGCGTATGGGCAAACGATTGCATTAAATAAAAATGAAGAATTCGGCAACGGTAATGTAAAAGGCATCATCGGCTGTGAAGGTGCTAACAATGCACAAAAGGCCACATCATATGTGCCGACAATATTATTTGGAATTCCCGGCGCACCATTTGAAGTTATCATAATTAGTCTCTTCGCCGTAGTAGGGTTAGAACTAGGCACACCAGAGCTTTTGTTAAATGCTCAGTTTATAAATTCGATTACATCAAGTTATATGGTGTCAATTTTTCTTAGTTTCTTCCTTGCAATATTCTTTATCCGTTACGCAACGAATATAACTAAGATACCATTTAAATATTATTTTTGGTCCATTATGGCTTTATTACTTTGGGCTTCGGTCCAATATACTGGTCTTTGGATGGATTATGTGTTTTTCTTTTTAATGTGCGCGTTAGGTTTAATTATGAAAAAATTAAAATTAAGCAGAGCAGCACTGGTTATTGGATTCATATTAGCAAGTAAGTTGGAATCTATATTTTTACAATTTACTACGTTATATACATATGATATCATCATTATGAGACCGATAGCACTATTGCTTTTTGTTTTGATAGTGATTGGTATTGTTTATGGCATATTTTTTAATAAATCTAGGATTAATTATGTTTAGGAAATTATTGTTCTTAACTTTATTTGTTACATCAGTAGCGCGAGCCGACTATAC